CGGCTCAATGTATGGGTCATCAGGTTGCACAATTACTGAATTTGCAATGGGTGTAGCAGGTGGAAAGGCAAAGACCTGCCACACCCCAGCGTTCTCTAACGCCGTCGCAAGGGTTGACCTGAGGGTTGTAACGGCAACCGGCATCAGCCAACCAAGCCGTTAGGGGCTAAATGATTCGCAAGTAACCCACGAACTCTAGCGAGCAAAGTATTGCCCATGCGATAAGGTGAAGGCTGAAAGTCAGGTGAAATACCGCCAGCATTACTGGCTTGTCTTGCTTGCCAAATGTCCACGGCTATCATTGCTGCACTTTGCCTAACTTCGGGAACAGTTGCATAATCAACATGAGTAGTTGCAGATGCAGTTCCATAAGGTCTTACAATGTGTTTTAATTCTACTGTTCCGTTATTTATTGCATAAGTCATTGAATAATCTGTAACCGCAGTAATTGTTTTTGAACCGTTATATTTAGCACCGCAATTTTCAATAACAACTGTTTCTCCTACTAATACATTATGTTTGATATCTGTATAAACTGTTGCTGAAGTTGTAGAAGTAATTTCTTGAGCAACTATATTGTAATCATTAAACCACAAATAACCTTTGACAATGTTTTCGGCAGCCTGCGCCACTTCCTCAACTACTGAGTCAGAATATAAACTCCCAATCCCAAGTAGTGTGCGAAGTTCGGCTTTCGTAACGTATGTAGCCGCCAAGTTATTGTCCTTTCTTAAAGTAAAGGGGCGAAGGCTTCCTGCGCCCCTTTACGCTTGATTCCTATAAAGGAAAGTTTATGCAACCATCCACTTGTAAGCACCAGCAGCAACCTTGTTAGCGATTGCGCCATAGCCATAGTAAGCAACTTGAATTTGACCTGTTGAGATCAAGTTGGTCTCTAGGCGGTACTTGCTTGACTCGTACCATGTAAATGAGTCAGGGTTTAGAACGATCATTGATGCGTCGCCTGTTCCTGATAGGTAACGAGATACGCGTAGGTTTAATCCACCAATGTTACCGCGAACGTTTGTTGGTGTTAGATTTCCTGAAGCGTTTTGTGGATTGATTGTTTGTGTAAATACTGCACGGTTTGAACCGTCAACTAATCCCATTAACGCACCCCATTGCTCAGGTGATACTACGATATTTTGAGCAAAGCCCAAAGTTCCTGAGTAAATAGATACTGCTGCATCTGAAATAAAGTCTTGGATATTTGCTGCTGACATTGTGCGGTTTCCGCCGTCTGTTGCAACCTGAGCAATTACGTTTCCAACTGCTGCATCTGTTGCTTTAGCATAGCCAAATTCCATCTGCCTTACCAACTCCGAGAAGAAAGCGGGGCTTGATCGGTCAAGCAACTCAACACTAAATGTTTGTTGCCCCGCATATTTCTTAACACTTACTGATAAGAAAGATACGTTTTGATCTGTATCTGATGGTGCTGCGCCTTCGGCTGTCTCTGCAACTGTTGGTGCTTGAGTTAATTTAGGAATTTCAAATGTCATTCCAGCATCAGGTAATGCACCTGAAGAAATGCTATCGATAAACGGTCTATCTGCATTGCTTAATGGATTGATAACTTCAGTTAATTGACGAGTAGGAATAAGTCCTGCGTTGTCAGTTGTGTCTGCTGCTGCTGATAGATATTGACGAGCGTCATCATCATTTAAATAAGTTGCACGAAGTGTGTTCTCTAGGAATTTTTCCTTTGTGAACTCAAGGCGTGGCTTTGTGTAAATTGGTGCTGCAATAGTTGGACGAGAGGCTTCAACCGCTTGGGTCTCTACTACCTCTGTCGCAACAGTTGTTTCAGGTGTTGTGTTTTCCACAATTTCCTCGTTTTCTGTTTTGGTTTCGGTTGATTCTGCCTCTGCGTTGGACGCAGCGACTGAAGTGACAGCAGCACTTGAAAAAGCGGCAGCCTGTACTAGGCTGACTTCCATAAGTCTTGCTGCACTAACTCTGTATATGCCGTTAGTGTTTTTGCCTTTTAATACTTCAACACCAACGCTTAATCCTGATCTTAAATTTTCGCTTGCCTCAATTAGGCTGTCAGTTCCTTTAGTTGTATTAGCGACTTTAAATTCCGCAAAAATTCCTGAGTCGCTTTCTTCTACACTTTTCATGCGCCCAATCGGAGATTTTGCGTCATGCTCAAGCAAAAGTCGAACGGCTTTAGGGTCATCAATTTGAATTGAACCACGTTCAAAAATTACTTTTCCAACTGAGGTATTTCCAATTTCGTTTTCAAATGGCACGATCTTGCCAGCAATAATACGGCGAGACTCTGAAGCCTCTAAATCTGCACTAAAGTTAATTATTTCCATTTGGGCTTAGTTCTTCCATTTCTCTCGCTTGTTCAACGGTTATTAAACCGAGACTTAACATTTTTTCAATTACATTTAAACGTTCTAATGGATTTGCTCTTAAAAATCCTGAGTCCATGTCGAACGCGATAAATTGTGTGTTCGGTGACAGATCATCCATACTTAGACGATTCTCAACCGCGCTTACATAAGGTTGTAGGGATAACGCAACAAATTGACGTCTTTCGTCCTGCACGTTTGCATATGTCATACTCGTGTTCATGTCCGCGCTGATATAGTATGCTGGCACATTGCATAATCTTGCAATTTGTGTTGCCATATATTGTTGAGCCTCGTTATACATCATGTCTTTAGGTGAAAACGAAGTTGCCTGATACTCTAAAGATGAAGTTAAATATGCAGTTGCTCTTTCAGCACGAGAACGACGCCAAGCCGCTAATAATCCTGCAACTTCTTTCTCGCCAAGGTCTGCACCGTTATTTTTTAATATACCTGATGGAACTGGGGTTGCTGCTGCATTTGCAGCCGCTTTTTCTAGATCAATGGCTGCTCTTAAAATTCTTGAACCTGCATGAAGAATTCCATCAATAGGTGATTGGAAAGTTACTAGTGAGCCGATTCCGCTCATAGGTCTTTCTCGACCATCTACTGTATAGAAATCAA